CCAAGAACCGTTGAGCCTCAGGGGTGCGTAACCACTGGCCCAAAGCCTCCATCATCCGAGGATCATCTATTCCTGCCACCACCAACTCCTAACCGAAAACCTGGCCCGCCAATTGAAGCGTTCCAGTTTCCACAACCACATTCAACGTCACGGCACCCGAGGAGCCGCCACCGCTAAGCGCAGTGCCAGCCGTTACCTCCGTAATATCCCCCAAAGACACAATGTCTGAAACAAGCGCCTTCTTCGTCGTATTATCCGTGACATCCTCTATGGCGATGTAATCCGTTGAAACCGCCGTAGCCGTCCCCAACTCGTTGATGTCCAGCGCAAGACTTACAGCACCCGAGGTGCCCCCTCCGCTCAGACCATCTCCAGCCGTAACAGCCGAAATGTCCCCAGTGGAAACCTGATCTATTCTCTGCGTAATCCTCGACGGCATGGTCGCTCCTAACCGAAGTAAGTAACATCAATCGTGCTGTCAGACGACACCCGAATAAACTTCACATCAGACATGTCGTCCTCATACAGGTCCAGCACACTGTAAGGATTCAAATAATGCCCCACACTCGCCGTGGGAGTCCCCCAACGAACCCTGATGGGTTCCGCACCATTGGTAACCAAAGCTGCCACAGCGCCAGTCGTAGCAGTAATACCAATAGCAGTGTTTGACACTGCGACCTGTTCGTCACCCAGGGCCGACCCGTATTCCGACGCTGCTCTTCTAATGCCCATCTAATCCCGCTTTCCGAAAATTCCTAGTCTGTTCGCATCCATGTTCGCTACCTGCGCCGCTAAAGTCTGGGACAGTTTGCGAAGTTCGTACTCAATAGAGATAGCGTTCTGTCCCACCATCTTGTGTGTCGGCTTATACACAACACCCATTACGCCGCCCCCTGCTCCGCATGCCACTCCAAATGACGATGCTGCCACTCACGTACAGAACGCACATCCTTACTGATTTCAGAGATGTCAGTGCCGATGGCGTCGAGTCGAACCTGGTTCGCTGCGTGCTGCGCCGTGTTTTCACGGCGATACTTGGATGCGACTACCGCGAAGACGCCGCTTATGAGAGCGGCGGCTACCAGTCCTGCGAAGCCGATCCATTCCATCAGGAGCAACCGCTCGTTTCACCGCACATGGGGCACACCAGACATGAGCCTGCGCGTTGCATGGGCGCTGCACAAAAAGGGCACGCCGTACCACCCATTTGTATAGTGCAGGCAGGGTTGGGGGTTTCTAACACAGTTTCGGTCATTCGGCCGCTTCTTCAAGCGCCGCCAAGCGGGCATCCTCAATCACCTGGTCGGGCGGGTTGAGCGGCCACACAACCTCAGACACACGACTGTACACCGACGGCAGATCCCTGAGAGCCTGACGCCACTCTGCGTATTCCTCAGCGGTGTGGTCACCTAAAGCAGCGTCCCCGACCTGCGTCCAGTCCGTGGAGCGCAACAGGCTGTCACGCTGGGAGCGGACCATCGACATGTCCAGATCAGCGGCCTCAGCCTGTGCCTCCAGTTCCGCTTCTTCTTCTGGTGTGAGGTCGTAGTAGACCCCGTTGACTACTTTTTGTCTTGGCATGATTGCGCCTCCTAAGCGCCTGTCACGCCGTACAGCGTGAATGTTGAATACTGCATCCAGTCACCTGTACCAGCGTTTATCCGAATGCGCTCAATGTTGTCTGTCGATTGCCACAGTCCAGCAATCAAACCGATCGACCATGTATAGTCGGGGGTCGAAGCATTTTCGGCTGCCGTTTGAGCAAACACCTGCTTGTAGTTCGCCGTGTTCGCGTAGTGCGGAATCCAGATCCTGTATGCACCAAATGTGTCGGCGGTGTCGTTGTCATCAGAGGTGTAATACAACGGGATCCTGTCAGCGCCAGTTTCCCCTGAAGATGTCGGTGTAGCAGTTCTCGCCAGCAGATTCGTTGCCGAATAGTTGGTGCCCGTGTCCAACGACCCGTCCCCGAACTGCATTTTTCCGTAACGTCCCGCACCTGCGCTGCTGTCCCGACCTGAAACCAGAATCATCAAATGGTCATAGGATGTCGGGATGCCCGTTTCCTCCCAATAGGCGGCAGCGACACCAATCTCAGTGTGGTCGATAACAGTGAAAGCAGCCATCAGGAGGACTTCAATCCGTAGAGGGTGAACTCAGAACCACGGGTGAAACCCGCTGACCCGTTCGCTGGGTACAACAGGATCGTGGATACCGCAGTCGTGGCATCCCACAACCCGCTCCCAAACGTGACGTACGGGTCCTTAGAGGTGCCGACATTGGCAGAGAAGAACATCAGAGTCGTGTTCTTGCTTGCATTTCGGTAGTCAAGGATGTCAACTATTGCAGAGCCGTACACGGTGCGAGGGTCCATAGTGGTAGTAACCATCTGCCCTGCCGCTAAGGCACGGTCCGTAGCCGTTTCAGGTCCAGCAGCCGTAGAAGTATCTGTGCCGTACATCCTGTGTGTGGAGTAGTTGTTGGCCGTGTCGCCGTTGAGCCGAATCCCGACTGTTTCATAGTTGCTGGCACGGAGAGTTCTCAGGTTCATCCGCAACTGGAGATGCTCGTACGACCCCAGCGACGAGAACGTCACCGATGCAGCATCAGCCTCCAAATACACGGTTTCGATTGCTTCGATAACGGCCATCAGGCAACCATCCTTGGCAGCACACCAAACAACGAAATCATCGAGCCGTCCTTCAAGTTGCCTGCGTTCTTGGAAATCACCTGAACGGACGTAATCGGCGACTGATTCTTCCATGTCAGCGTCTGTAGCCATACACGGCCAGCGCCATCGACATCGCATGCCGACTGGTGTAGCGAACTCTTGAACTTCCCAGAGTTCACATCGAACAGGTGCGACACCATGCCGCCGAAGATGTTTGCTGACGCCGAGTTGGCTGGCAGAATTCCGACAATCGGTTGAGCCTCAGGGTTCGCCGTCGCCCACGAACCGTTGCCTTCAAAGTACTGGCCCGCATAGTTGCCGTTAGTCGTGTCGCCGTTGAAACGCATCCAGATGTTGTCCTGGGTAACAGCCGTAGCGGTTCTCCCGTATGTGATGACAACAAGATCCATGTACTGACTGAAATCGCCCACTTGTCCGTCGTCGGTGGATGTAAACGTGATGCTGGCCGTGTCCGAACCAAGCGTTGTCGTGGCGATACCGACCCATGCCTCACCATCAGTGAGAACACCGTCAACAATGTATGCGGGATCAGCCATTATGCGGCCACCTCGTATCGGATGATGACAATGCCCGCACCGCCAGCGCCACTAGCGGCGATATTGTTGTATTCGCTGCCGCCGCCAGAACCAGTGTTCGGTACGGCCCCCCCAGCAACTGTCTGGAATGCCCCCGCACCGCCGCCGCCAGAGCCACCCGCTCCTGAGGAGCCACCGCCACCGTCGGCACCACCGCCACCGCCACCGCCTGCGTAGGTCGGTGTGGTTGCCGTGATCCCGTATCCTGTGGCTCCCGCACCACCATCGCCTCCGTCCTTCACCGATCCATCCACACCAACAGCGCCTTTGCCGCCACCGCCACCACCAGAACCAGTGTCCCCAGCGCCTCCGTCGTTACCTTGACCAGCGGTTCCCGAACCACCTGCTGTGCTAATAGGGCCGCCGCCACCAGAACCACCCGTGACCCCAGCGTTGCCGTAAACCCCACCTGCGCCACCGCCCGCAGAAGTGGTACCCAATGCCACGCTGTCAACACCGTCGTTCCCAGCGGTTCCACCACTGGTGAGATCAGCCGCTCCTCCTGTGCCTACGGTGATCGTGTGAGTAGCCGTGCCGCTATCACCAGATGTGGTACTCGCTGCAAACACTGAATGTGCCGCCTCAGAACTGGACTGCATACCGCCCGCTCCACCCGCCCCACCAGAACGGGCACCACCACCGCCTCCTGCGATGATCAGCCAGTCCACATCAGCCTCACCAGCAGACACAACAAACTTGCCCGACCCACGAAACGTATGAACCCTGTATGTCGTACCAGAATCCTCATACTGCGTGATGATCCCACCAAACGCCGTCAAAGGACCAGCGCCGCCGAACAGTCCACCATTCGTCCAAGTGGACACAGCCGTCGAAGGCCACGCCTTCGGCGCGTCATGCCGCCCGCGCCAGTTGGATACGGCGGTAGACGGGTTGGTGCGGTCCTGGCGAAACATTTATCAGGCAGTAATACGGTTGACGTACCCGTTGATGACCACCACGTTTGCCGCAGCGGCGAACGCCTTGACTACCAGGCCGTTCTGTAACGGGATCCCTGGGCACACCAGCACCCAGCCTGCCTCAGCTCCAATCGTCACCTCGACGAGATCGTCAGGTGCCGTAGTGCCACCGAACTCCAAGGTCAGTTTCCTGTCCGACCCGTCAGTGTTGCAGGCGTACAGCCACACCTCGTCCATGTCGGAAGTGCCCGACACGGCGGTATGAATGGTTGTTCCTGCCGTTGCTGTAGCAACAACCTTGACGTTCTTGCCGTTGGTGCCGCCCGAAAGCAGTTGTTTTGAGTATGTTGCCATGTTCTTTCCTTAGTTGAATACAGAATGTCCGATGACGCCGTTGGCGTCATCTGCGGTAGTAAGCGTGCCGCTTGCGTTCGGCAACCAAATGGTCCGATCCGCCGTCGGGTCAGTTGCCTTCAGAAATGTTTCGTAAGCGTCAGCCGTGGCCCCTTCCCACACGACGTAATAGTTGTTTGGAACGAAGACGCCCTGGTTTGCGGTAACCAACTCGCTGACGCTTAGCGTCCCTGATACTGTTGTTGCGTTCCCCGACGCTGACAAGGTGGGAGTTCCCGTAGCCCAGGACACGATCTCGGCGAAGTTCGTGTTCACATCGGCAGCCACAATGGTGGTACCAGCGGAGAAAGTGTTCGATACGGCCAGATCAGCCATTTAACGCAATCTCCTTGAATTATATGTGAACGCCATTGCGTTCACCTCCCAATGGTGATCTGTAGACGGTCCATTTACCTTCAATGAAATGGCTTGTGCTGTCCCAATCGTGGGTAGGCGCACAACATCAGCAACCAATTCAACTGCGGCAGCGTCCCAAGCGGCATACGTGGGGGAGCTGGAATCAGAATTGTCCCATTCCGCTGTGTCCCACAGCGACGAAGAAACCTTGCCTGTCACATCCACGTCGAAAGAGCCTGTAGCACCCGACTTGTCGTAGTTTTTATATACCTGAACAGGCATTTTGATCGTGTTCTTCGCCAGGGTGATGAATCGTGGCTTGCCCCATCTTTTCTTCGTGATCGGGTCACCCCCATGTAACCATGGGGTGACGAAATGCGAATCAATGTGAACGGCCGTAGACCCCGTATAGGTGTCGGTGGTGCGGTTCTGTTCGTCTTGAACATCGACCACGCAGCCCGTGTTGTCAACGCATCCAGCGTACACGGCGGCTCTTTCGTTGGGTGACCTGTAAGCGTGCAGTGGGCCAGCGTCAATGTTGGTTGACACCCATGCGCCGCTCTCCCCGATAGTCGGGTCGTAGATCAGCGTGCGTCGTGTCGTGGAGCCGCCCTCTGTCCAGTCGAGGCTGACGTACAGTTTGTTGTCACCCCAGGCGAGTTGCGGGGGATTTGAGAATGTGATGCGCCCATCGTCTATGGCGGGCTGCAACTTTGAGAACAGGTACACGAACTGTTCGCCGTTGTACAGGTATACGCCTTCGTGGGCGGACCAGAAGAACACCCCGTTCGGGGTGACTGCGGGGGTGCTCAGCGGGACCATGCCAACCGATGCCGATTGGAGTTGCACCTGGAACGAATCGGAATCGTACCCGAAGATCGCATACGTCGAATTCGACTTGAATACAAGCAGACGGTCGCCGTATGGAGCCAAACCTGTTATGTAGTCGCCGTGTTCTCCCTTGTCTATGTCCACGTAATCGGCGTCTATGCTGGTTTCGCCCCACTGCTCGGGTTCGTTGGCGTTTGACCAACGGACCCTTGTCTTATGCGCCGTAGCCGACTCATACGTGTTGGCAGCCCACGCGAAGTTGTTCCAAAAGGCCACGTACTGGGCTTGAGGGAAGTTGCCTGTGGTCCCGTCGAAAGTAGTTCCGAGATCCACTGCTGACGATGTTGCCCCATCCCACTTGAATGAAGGTTTGTCGTATGACACACCGTAGGCGTTGTTGTTCATCGTCATGCCGTACACGCGGGACCCAGCGGTACGCGCCGTGATCCCTGTCAGGTCGGTGAAATTCCCAGATGCCGACGCTGCCACCTTGGTCCCATAGTTGACCATCAAGGCGTTGTTGCCCGCGTCGTCATGGTAGCCCCAGATGCCTTTCACGTCGGCTGAAAGCGCAGTTGAGTTTCTGCGGTACACGCCGTCACGCATACGTACACCGCCACGGGGGTCTACGACCACGTTCAACAGGTCGGGCGACTCGTTGGGCGCCAGGTTGAACTGGTCGGACCTGAAGTTCAAACCCCCAGAAAACGATTCAAGCGCAGTGAGTTTATAACTGCTAGTTCGGGCACCAGCGCCCCGTGCCATCCGTTACTCCCAGAAGTAACGGAGACGGTTCGGTAAAATTGCTTGCGACCGCCAACGTGAGGCTGAATGCCCGTTTAGGACCAAGGGCTGCGGGGCGGGGCAGTCGTCGTAGCGTGCCTTCAGATTGTCGAACTCTTGTTCAAACAAACCAAAGTACTGGACAGCCATGCCAGGGTCTTCTTGCTGCTCGTAGGCTCGAGCTATCCCGTAGGTCGCTATGAGAATGTGGAACGGGCTGGGAAGGTCGGATGGTTCTGTCCCGTCTGACGAACCCGCCCCGAAGGCGGTCGGGTTCTTGTAGCCGCGCACGTACACGGTTTTCCCCGATCCTGGCGTCGGGTACAGGCGAACAGAGTCCGCCCAGAAAGACCACCACCACGAATCACCCGAGGAGTTCGAGTCAAGCGGATAAACAACGTCGCCTTCGTCGCGCCCCACGAACGTGATTACATGATTGTCGGTGCGTAGTGCCGCTATTTCACGCAAACCCGTTGCGACCGATGCGCCAACGGTTGCCAACGTATAGTCTTTGGTGTCGGCAACGGTGGTGAACGTCGTCGCCACCTCGTAGAACGGCCAACGCTTCTCCGAATAAACGATCTTGTCGTACCCTTCGCCAAAGAAACGGTTCAGGGTGTCGTCCGTAATGTCGGACGAATCAATGTCCACCACCGACCGAACATACGACCTCATGGTCGAAATGTCCACGGCTACTCCCTATGGAAAACGCACAGATCTCCGTCCCCGACGGGACGCCCCTTGCAGGGCGCCCCGTCGCGGGTCAGAGAACTGCATCTGACCGATTCTGGAACAACGGGTTCGCTGCTTGTCGGATTGACCTGCTGGACGTTTCGGGAAGACC